GCTTTACCACCGGCGCCAGAAGGAGAAGTACCATTACCTCCAGACGCCGCCGCGCCACCACCAGTACCACCAACAACACCAACAACAGGATCAACACCTGTTGATATAACTTCAGATTCTGAAGTTGAAAAAATTGGTGATAAGAAAAAAGGTGAAAAAGAAACAGAAGAAGTTGATGTAACTGACTTGGTGACATCACAAAAAGATATTGGTAAAAAACAAGAAGAATATTTTGATGTTTTGTTTAAACACATGGAAGAGTTAGAAACCAAATTATCTGTTATGGATAACATGGTAGATAAGTTGAACAGTTTAGAACAAAAAATTGAAAGTATAAAACCAAAAACTCCTCAAGAAAAATTAGAACTTAGAAGTTTAGATTCAGGACCTTTTAATCAAAAACTAACAGATTTTTTTGATGACAAATTACCTGAAATGGAACGTAGCGGAAAAAATGAATATGTAATATCTCAAGAAGATGTTCAGAATTATAACCCTAACGAAATTAGAAAAAGTTTCAGAAACTTTGAGGACGAATCAGAACAGTTAAATCGGTTTAACTAATATAAAAATTACATAGTAATATTCATGTGAACTACCCAACCACTAAATATGGTTGGGGTTTTTGGTTGAGTTATATAAATGTTGTTTTAGTAACGACAATTGAAAATTATTGACTATATTATATAATATATAGAACGACAAGAATCGAAAAAAAAAATAACTCAGGATTAAATATTAAAAATTCTTAAAAAGAATTTGACATATACGCTACATTCAATTATAATTAATAAACTAAAAAACAATTTAAAATTATGGCGACAACAAGTTTAGACGCAATACTGTCACAGTATGAAAAATCACAACAATCAACCGGTTCCAAAATGTCACAGGATGAACGAATGAAAAAATATTTTGCGGCAATTTTGGGGGAAAAAGAAAAACAGGCTCAACGTAGGTTAAGAATCCTTCCAACAATCGATGGTTCTACACCCTTCAAAGAAGTATGGTTTCATGAAGTTCAAATAGATGGAAAATGGCAAAAATTTTATGATCCAGGAAAAAATGGTAATGAACGTTCACCACTTAATGAAGTGTATGAAGAACTAATGTCAACAGGAAAAGAATCCGATAAAAAATTGGCTTCACAATATAAAGCCCGTAAATTTTATATTGTAAAAGTTATTGATCGTGATAATGAACAAGATGGTGTAAAATTCTGGCGTTTCAAACACAATTACAAGAATGAAGGTATTTTAGATAAAATTATCCCAATATTCCGTTCAAAAGGCGATGTTACTGATACACAAAAAGGTAGAGATATCATTCTTGAACTTACAAAATCTAAGACACCTACAGGTAGTTATTACACCGTAATTCAAACTGTTATGTACGATGATCCAACACCACTACATTCAGATAAAGAAACAATGACCTCTTGGGTTGAAGACAAATTAACGTGGGAAGATGTTTATTCTAAAAAACCTATCGAATATCTTGAATCAATCGCTCGTGGAGAAACCCCAAAATGGGACAGTGAAAAGGGTGGTTATGTTTATGGAAATTCAGACCAATCTGAAAACACTTTTGGTGGAAAAAAAGAAAAATATGAAGATCCACAATTGAATTCAGTTCCTGATGATGAAATGCCCTTCTAAAAAAAATGCATGGATACAACTCTATACGATGTATCCATGCATTTTTATTTTTTAATTAAAAAAAAATTTAATAATGACAAACGAAACATTAATTACACAAAAATTATACAAAGCTCTCTGTGCCAAATATGAAGCAGAAATGTTAGATGCTGAATCATCACTCCTTATTTATTTTACCTCGCCTGTTGGTATCGGAGAACATCCACAACACATTGAAGAAATGGATAAGCTAGTTGAAAAAATTACTAATGCAAAAGACAAATTAGAAACTATTGTAGAATTTTATAAATACAATTAATTATGGCCTTAAAGAAAAAAGAAATTGGATTAGGACCTATTAAAGATAGGTTTTCTACTAAAACAAAATATAAACCTGAGAGTTTTTATAATTGTGGAGATGCGTTTATGGAAGCGTGTGGATTACCAGGACCTGTTATGGGGGGTATCAACATGTTCTTGGGGCACTCAAATGCTGGAAAGACGACGGCATTAATATTAGCAGCTGCTGACGCTCAAAGGAAGGGACACTTACCTGTATTTATTATAACGGAAAAAAAATGGAGTTTTGACCATAGTGTGGAACTAGGATTACAAGCTCAAAAAAATCAAGACGGAGTTTGGGACGGTGATTTTTTATTTAATGATTCATTTGATTATATTGAACAATTAACGGATTATGTAAATGAGTTATTGAATGCTCAAGAGAAGGGAGAATTACCTTATAATTTATCATTTTTTATTGATTCTATTGGTTCAATTCCTTGTAAACAAACTTTTGACGGCGGAGGCGGCACCATGCACGACGCGAGAGTACTAGCAGATAAAATAGGTAGAGGGATACATTCAAGAATATCAAAGTCAAAAAAAGAAGATTACCCATACATAAACACTATGTCTGTAATCGTACAACCTTGGGTACAACTCCCCGATAACCCTTTTGGACAAGCAACTATACAACCTAAAGGTGGTCAAGCGTTATTTTTAGCATCGTCATTAGTATTCTTATTTGGTAATCAAAAAAGTTCTGGCGTTAGTCATATTACCGCCACTAAAAATGGTAGGACAATATCATATGCGACAAGAACAAAGATTTCAATATTAAAAAATCACGTAACGGGAGTAGCATTTAAGGATGGTAAAATAATTGCCGTTCCGCAAGGTTATATTTCAGATACAAAAGAGGCGTTGGATAAATATAAAAAAGAATACTCAGGTTATTGGAATGCTATGCTTAATGGAACAGGTGAAATTACTTTAGATGAGACCGAAGAAGAAGAAAGTTTCTGATATTTATTAATATGAAAAATAAATTATTTATAGAAGAATCCGAAAAAAGTAGGATTCTTGAAATGCACAGAGAAGCTATAACTAAAAATATTTTAAACGAATTAGCGTTTCCCCCACCAAGTTCCGCAAATACTAATAAAAACGCTAATGCGATGAAAAAACGTGAGGTGTTAATTAATATAAATCCTAAAAATTTAGGATTTGGAAGTAGAGGAAATGATGTAAAAATATTACAACAAAAGTTGATGAATTTAGGTCTTCTTAAGACAAAAACAATGAAACCAACTGGTTATTTTGGTGAAATGACAAAAGCCGCTCTACTTAAATTTAATCAAAGTAATAAAAAAACAATAAAACAACCTTGTCAGGTTATATCACCTCAAAGTGATATAGTTGGGTTAGATAAAATTATAAATAATTTTAAGACATTATACCCGAATTCAAATCCGTATACATTATTGAATCAGATTTTAAATGTTAATTCTAAAAAATATTCGTCACAAGGAATACCAACAAGAACTTCATGTGAAATAGCTTTAATACAAATAAGACCTGACTATAAAAATAAGAACGTTATTGTTATAGATACTTTAAATAAGTTGTTATATATTTTTAACCCTAAAGGTACTTTTATCGATAAAACTGTAATTATTTCAGGTAAAAATAAACAATCTGTAGTTCCTAAAGTTATTGCAAAATCTTTAATGACATGGGATGAACAAGTAAATTTATTAGGTTTCAAGTTTGTTATTGGTAAAGGTTATGTTGATCAAACAGGTAAAAATAGAAAATATGATGATAAATTAGTTTATGATTATACCGATGCAACTAAAACAAGGTTTTTACCTAAAGGGATTTATAATACAGGATATAGACTTGGTAGCGATAAGGTTTATGCGGGATCTAAAAATAACGTATTATCATTATATGATGGAGACAGAAAAATAACACAAGCAATACACGGGTATTATCTTGAACAACCAAGAGCTGAAGCGTTAAAAAAAGCGGCTGAGGTTATGTCTAATCCTAACGACCCTAAAGTTGGTGAAGAATTTATGAAACTATTATCATCAGGTGGCGTTAATTTGTCGCAATCATATGGATGTATAAATGTTCCTGAAAATTTTGTAAATATCTTAGCTAAATACTCACCAAATTCTTATGTATTTAATATGGGCGAGGATAAACAAAATTATTTAGTAAATAATACTGAGAATTTTTTAAATAAAATGCAAAACTCACAAGGATGTCCATCACCTCAGTCATTAGGAGCAATACCAATTAACGATACAACAGCGATTGCTTAATATATATTTTTTTGTGTGAAATATTTTAAGTATATTTACACTATGAAAACAGTTTTATTATTTTTAATATTGATAGGATCGTCGTTAAACACGTCAACAGTAAAATTAACACACAATAAGACAACAACAAAAGTTGTTTATTTACGACCGCTTGGTAATGTAAATCCTGATTATCTTAATGTTGTTAAAACTTCTGTGGAAAAATTTTACGGATTTAAATGTGTTGTTAAAAATAAAATAAACTTTACTAACGATCTTTTAACAAATAGTAAAACAAGATATGATGCGGCTAAAATACTTAGTAAGTTTAAAACTAAAGATTATCTATTAATATTAACTGAAAAAGATATTGCTTGTAAACATAATAACATATCTGAGTGGGGAGTATTCGGATTAGGAACTAGTCCGGGAACAACATGTGTTGTTTCAACATTTAGGTTTAAACAAAACGTTACAAAAGAAAAATTTTACGATAGATTAACTAAAATATCTTTACATGAAATAGGTCATAATTTAGGTTTACCACATTGTAAGAGTGGTGATAATAGATGTATAATGAATGATGCTGGTGGAACGATCAAGGAAGTAGATGGGGAACAAAAATTTCTTTGTAAAATATGTAAAAATAAATATCAATAAAAATTAAAAAGTACTTGTTTTAGTAAATTATTTTTTTTATTTTTGTATTTAATTAACCACCTTTCATCCCACAAACTAAAGATTTGTGGGTTTTTCGGTGGAGTTATATAAACGGGGCGTTACCTGAAAAGCCATAAGAGTAGGGATAAAATTTAATCACGCGTATATGAAACATTTCTTCTTAAGCTCAATTTTACTTTTAATTACTACTGTTACTTTTTCTCAAAGTACTAATTTTTCGCTTTATGTTATCAATCCAACTAATTGCCCTTATTCTGTAACCGGTGCATGGCATGATACTACAGCAGCAGGCAATGTTATATTTAACTCAGTAGATACTACCTCCTCTTTTCAAGATGTATGGTCAGTCACTGTTCAATCAAATTCACCAACGGACACTATGATAATTTATGTAGCTCCTGCTTGTAATTGCCCTATGGTTAGTATAACACAACCAATAAATCCAGCAGGATCATACACAATACAGTTGTGCGCTGGTGTTGGAATAAATGAAATAGTAAAAGAAAATAATTTCTTAGTCTATCCTAACCCAGCTGAGAACAAAA